TGCTGAACCGCTGGGGCCAGCTGCCGTTCGCGGAGGCGACGACGCAGAGTCTGGAGAAGGTCCTGACGGCGCTGGTGTCCAGCCGGGGAGCACGCGATCAGTTCGGCGACATCGGGCGCGAACACTTCTCGACGTGGCACGACGAGCGGGTCGTGCAGCCGTGGCTCGAAGGCATCTACGACAGCCTCGTTCCCTCCGTGCCGGGACCGCGGAAGTGACGCTGGCGACGCCGTCGCGGCAGCGCGCAGAGGACAACATCGCGCAGGCCGTCAAGCGGCTCCAGACGCAGGTCCTAGCCGCACGCACCGAACCGCTCGCCCGCGAGGTTTCACGGACGTTCCAGACGCTGCTAGAGTCCTGTGTGCATGACCCTCAGGGAAGCCTGCCGCCGCTGAAGGCGTTCGACCCTGACGACGTCGAGTGGAAGGCCGGTCAGGCGGCGTGGCCGGGCGTGACGTACAGCATCCCAGAGTACGACGCCTTCGAGAAGAAGCTGGAGCAGGTCCTGACGAAGGAGTGGATCAAGGTCGGCGGCATCTCGCTGAAGGGAGTGCAGGCCAACCTCGGCATCACGATCGCCTTCGACCTGAACGAGCGCCTCTTGCCGAAGGGCATCATCGCCCGGCAGGTGACGAAGGTGTCGGACACGACGAAGGTCGGCATCAACAAGACCATCAAGCAGGGCATCGCGGACGGCGTCCATCCGAGCGTCATCGCGAAGCGGCTGCAAGACCAGATCTCCGGATGGGGCGGGTTCGGGTTTCAGGACACCCTGACGAAGTCGCGAGCCTACACCATCGCTCGGACGGAGACGGCGAACGCCTACAACGTCGGGGCCATCCTCGGCTACCAGAAGTCGGGGCTGATCAACCTCGCCCGGTGCATCGACTCACCGTCGTGCGGCTACGTCGGCCACAACAGTCCGGACCTCGCGAACGGCAAGGTCGTTCCGCTCGACGAGGCGATGGTCCACCCGATCAGTCACCCGAACTGCGTCCGGGCATGGGCACCGGTCGTCGCCAGTCAGCAGGCCGACATCCAGGGAGCGCCGCAGCCGAAGCCGGTCGGTTCGCAGCTGGGCGACTACGCCAACCCGAAGGACTGGTCGCGCATCCACGTCTACGGTGCCGGGACGACCGTGTTCGAGAACTACTTCGGAGATCTGCTGGATAGCCTGAACGGTGTCACGGACAAGATGAGGTTCGCGCTCAATCGCTATCAGGGCGCGGGCTATCGCTACATGAACTCCCTCCTGCGCGGGGATGGGAAGTATCCGGGCGGACCGGATATCGCAGGTTACGCGAAGCTCCTACAAGACTACATCGCGAAGTTCGAGCTGCCCGATGCGGTCGTCACACATCGTGGCGTGGGCAGGGGCAGCGCGTTCGCTGAAGTGCTCGGGGAGGAGGTCAGGACGCTGACGGAGGCGCAGGCGAAGCGGCTCATCGGTAAGGTGATCACCGACAAGGGGTTCTTCTCGACGGCCCTCAGTTCACGCGGGAAGTTCGGAGGCGTCCATCTGGAGCTGACGGCACCGAAGGGTGCGCACGCCGTCCCCGTCAGCCAGAAGGCCACCGGGGCCGCAAAGGGCTACGACGGTCAGGACTACCAGCGGTCGATGTCCGAGGCGGAGCTCCTCTTCCAAGCTGGCACGCGGTACGTCATCGACAAGGTCGAATACAGCGGGTTCGGCACGATCAAGCTGATCGGCCACATCCTGCCCTAGAGGAGTCCCTCGCGCTCTAGATCGTCCCGTAGCGGGGCGGGCATGTCGGCCGCGACCGGCAGCTTCATGAAGGCGTCGACCCGCTCAGGCTCCGTGCCCGGCAGACCGCTGAACTCGCGGAGCCAGTCGAGGAAGCCTTGCAGCGTTGTCGGCAGACCCCACGCCGCGCTCAGGACGAAGCCGAAGTTCTCAGGGTCGGTCAGTGCGCTCATGGCACCGGCCACGATACGCAGAAGGCCGTCCCGAGGCCAGCGCCAGCGGGACTTCATCGCAGCGCCTCGGTCAGATCCTTCGGGGCGAACCGGCCACGACGGCGGGTGTCGCACTCGATGAGGGCGGCGACCTCACGGGCGCAGCGCGGGCAATGCCGCTGAGCGACGGTGAGGCGGGGAGTCTCCTCCCCGCAGCGTGAGCAGATCATGAGACACGCGTCCTGGCACGCCGGGCGACCGAGACGCCGCCGACGTAGTCGTGCTCGACGACCGTGCCGCCGACCGGCAGGCTGACCTCGCCGAGGGTGGTCCACGAGACCGCGCCGAGCGCGACCGCCGTGTTGACGTAGTCGGTGTCGGTGGCAGCTGCGGGAAGAGCGCGCAGCCATTTCGTGCCTTCGACCGGGGCGCGGAAGAGGACCACGAGAAGGTCCTGCTGGGTGATCTCGGACATCTTGATGCCTCCTGTTCCTGTGCCGGTGCGCCCGGCGTGACCACAGAGTAGCACCGCCGCGAGGTCTTGTAAAGCCCCTAGTTACAATCTCCGACTTGCAATCTTCGTGAGGTCGGCTGCACTATGCGTTCCAATGGAGACGAAGAGCTTCCCCCTGTTGGACTTCGACCTGAAGGACACCGGCGACGTGGCCGTCAAGTTCTCGACGATCAACGAGATCGACAGGGACGCCGACGTCACGCTCCCCGGCTCGATCCCCACGAAGCAGCTCCCGATGTCTGCCTACGGGCATACGTCGTGGCCGCAGCGGGGCAGCGCGCTCCCTCCGGGACGCGGTGAGATCAAGGAGGACGGCGGGTTCGGCATCTTCCGCGGATCGTTCTTCATGAACACCGCGCACGGGCACGACACCTACGAGACCGTCAAGGCGATGGCCGACCTCCAGGAGTGGAGCTACGGCTTCGACGTGAAGGACTTCGAGAAGAACCCGAAGTCGCATCCGGGCGCGCGCAGGGCGCTGAAGCTGTTGGACGTGTTCGAGGTCAGCCCGGTGCTGATCGGGTCGGGCGCTTCCACCGGCACGCTCGCAATGAAGGATCTCGATCAGGGGCTGGACGATCTGCTCGTCGGATCGTTCTCCGAGCAGGCGGACCGCGTGCTGGCCGCGCTGAAGGAGCTCCACGTTCGAGAGGAGGACATCATCGACCTCCGCCTGAAGGACGGTCGAGCGATCAGCACCGACAGGCGCAATCGCCTGAAGGCGCAGCGGGATCTGCTCGCCGAACTACTGGCCGGGCACGATGCTCTGCTCTCCGAAACCGAGCCGAAGCCGAAGGATGACGGCATCGACCTCCCCGTCGTGGACGAGGGCAAGTCGATCTCGGGTCTGTCGGCGCAGGCAAAGCTTCGGGAGGACATGGCCCGTCGGGGCTACGCGCTTCCCGTCTAGCATCTGAGGAGCACGCACTCATGCCGAACGATCCGTCCATCGACCTTCGCGAGAAGGCGGCTTCCCTCTTCAAGGAGGCTGCCGACATCGCCGAAGGCAAGGCCGAGCTGAAGGGCGACGACCTCGACGCGTTCAACGCGAAGATGGCCGAGGCCGCAGCTGCCGACGAACTCTACGTCAAGTCGTCCGAGGGGCAGGCCGGTCTGCTCACCCTCAAGGATCGCCTGTCGTACTACCACGGCAAGGCCACCGGCAATCCCATCCCGTGGAGCCGCGTCCAGATCGACGACCCGTCGGGCGTCATGGGCCGGAAGTCTGCGGGTCAGCAGTTCGTCGAGAGCGAGACGTACACGGAGCTGAAGTCCTCCGGTGCGCTCGACTCGAACGGCGCTGCGTTCCGGACCAGCCCGGTCGAAGTGAAGGCCGCGACCGACATCATCTCGGGCACCTCCGCCGCAGCGGGCGACCGCATCGGCGCGGGGCAGGCGCTCATCCTGCCGGACTTCCGGCCGGGGATCCTGCCCCTTCCCCAGCGTCCGCTCACGGTCCGGGACCTGTTCTCGGGCGACACCACGCAGGGCGACCAGATCAGCTACGCCGTGCAGACGGCGTTCGACAACGCGGCGGCTGCCGTGTCGGAGGCCGCGATCGACGGCAACCCGACCGGCGCGAAGCCTCAGTCGAGCATCGGGTGGGGTCGGCGCACCGAGCCGATCGAGACCATCGCCACGTGGATGGCTGCCACGCGCAAGCAGCTGTCCGACGCGGGCCAGACCCGCAGCCTGATCGACAATCAGCTCCGGCTGATGCTCGATCTCGAGATCGACGATCAGCTGATGAACGGGAACGGCACCGCGCCGAACATCTCGGGTCTGCTCGATCGCACCGGCCTCCAGACGCTCGACCTCTCGAGCGCCAGCACCGACAAGGCCAACCTGAACGGTCTCCGGACCGCGAAGCGCCTCGTCCGCACCGGTCCCGCGCGGGCCGTGGCCGACGCGGTGGTCATGCACCCGGTGGACTCGGAGGAGTTCGACCTTCTGGTCGACCAGACCGATCGCTACCGGGCCGGTGATCCGTTCGGGATCCTCGGGCCGACCTCCGACGCTCCTCCGATCTGGAAGATGCGCCGGGTGGAGTCCGAGGCCGTGACCGAGGGCACCGCGATCGTCGGCGCGTTCAAGGTCGGCGGCACCGTGTTCGAGCGGCAGGGCATCACCGTCCTGACGTCGGACTCGCACTCCGACTTCTTCACCCGGAACCTGATCGCTGTCCTTGCCGAGACTCGGCTCGGGCTGGCGATCTACTTCCCCAGCGCGTTCTGCGTCGTGACGCTCAACGATTGGGCCGACGGCAGCTAGGTCCCCCAGCGTCGCGGAGGCCGTCCGTGATGCGCGTGCTCCTGATCGCAGCCGGTCCAGACACCGGCGGGCAGGGCATTCGCATCCGGACGGCCTTCCGGCGTTTCAGGCCTGAGTTCGACGTGCGCTCGGTGACGGGCGGACGCAACTACATCGCCCACGAAGAGGATCTGTTCGCGATGAGGCCGGAGACGATCGCCAGCCTCTACGAGCAGAGCGACGTCATCCACGTCAGGAACAACTTCGACATCGCCCGGCGCATCGAGCGCAAGCGGCGCGGTCAGCCGAAGCCGCTGGTCATCCAGCATCACGGCACGATGTTCCGGGCCGACCATCGGTTCCTGATGGCGCAGGCTCAGAAGCTCGGGGCCATCAGCCTCGTCAGCACGCTGGACATGCTGCGGTTCGCGCCGAAGGGTCTGGAGTGGCTCCCCTCGCCCCACGATCTGGACGCCCTCGCACGGGTGCGCGCGGGGGCGCAGCGCGATCCGGACAAGATCATCATCCATCACTCCCCGACGAACCGGCGCGTCAAGGACACGGCGCTCTTCGAAGAGGTCGGGGATGCCCTGATGGCGAAGTACCGTCACGTCGAGTGTCGCGTCGTCGAGCAGATGCCGTGGAAGGACAACATCGCGCTGAAGGCCGAGGCCGACATCGTCTACGATCAGCTGAAGCTGGGCTGGGGGAACAACGCGATCGAGGCGTGGGCGATGGGCGTCCCGGTGGTCGCTGGCATCGAGTCGCCAGCTGCACGCGACATCATGATCGACCGGCTGGGCGCGCTGCCCATTGTCGAAGCCGATGCCACGTCGCTCTACGACGTTCTAGAACGTCTTGTGCTGGACCCGGCCGAGCGAGCGGCTGCCGGTGCGCGCGGACTGAAGTACGCTCGCCGCTGGCATGATCACAGAAAGGTCGTCGAACAGCTGGTAGATGTCTATGAACGAGCAGCGGCGGTGGAGGCCGTGGCATAGTGATGGCGTGCCCGATCTGCGGGCAGCCTGATGGAGCCTGCACCGGAGATGCGGGCTACTTCGATCCCGTTGACATGCGGGAGCTAGCACCGGAGGACAACATCGTGGTCAAGGGAAACGAGTCGGAGAAGTTTCGGTACCCGGAGCAGCACGTCCGAGCCGGACGGGGCGTGCCCGGTTACACCGGCAGCGTCGAGGTCATCCCGACGAAGGATTCGCCGAAGTCGGTGAAGCGCGTCAACGGCCAGACGAAGGCGAAGCAGGCTCCGGCCGAGGACAAGTAGAGTCATGCCGCCGCTGGTCAGCAACGATCAGGTCATCGCGCGAGTCCCCGCTGCGGCGGCGCTGGGGAGCGATGACCTGACGCTGATCATCGAAGCGAACGAGATCCTGCTCCGGCAGCGGGTCGGAACCATCCCGCCGTGGACCATGCGGGTGTTCGGGCAGCAGACCATCCTCCTGCCGATGCAGGTCGACACGATCAACTCGATCACGGAGCACTGGATCAACACGCATCCGTCGCAGGACATCATCCTCGATCAGACCGACTGGCGGCTGGGCCGCGACCGCACCTCCATCTTCCGGCTGGAGGACGGCGCGAACGCCCGGCTCGGGTTCGCTGACGAGGTCATCATCGACGCCGACGTGGCCGACATGACCGCGCTCTGGCAGAACGTCCTGATCCAGCTGTGCGCCATCGACGTCAACACGACCGGCAAGGCCGGGGTCGCACGTGAGCGTCTCGGGGATCATGAGGTCGACTCCGGCACCGGGCAGGCGGCGAAGGCACCGTCGGTTCAGAAGGAGGACATCCTCGCGCAGCTGATCTCCCCGCTGCCGGTGTTCTGGTGATCGGCGCGTCGATGCTCATCTACACCGCCGACGTGCTGGCCCGCGTCGAGGAGGCGGACGACCCGCTGACCAACGACGAGTGGAATCACCCGGCTGAGACCAACGACTCACCGATGACGCTCTGTACCGTCCCGTGTGCCGTGCAGGAACGGTCCATGCGCGAGCAGGCCAGCCTGATCAGCATCGGGGCGGTGCGGTCCACTCACAAGGTCTACGTGAACCTCCCGATCAGGGACGGCAGCGGCGGCGCGGTCCTCCTCGATGAGAGCCGCTCGCTCCACATCAACGAACTGGACATGGACCTCGAGATCGTCGGCGTGCGCGACGGCGGCGGCATGGGCGAGCATCTGGAGATCGACGCGGTGGAGCTTCGGCCGTGACGGACACCGTCATCAAGATCGACCCGGTCGCACGCGCGAAGCTGGAGCTGGCGCTGGCCTTCGGTCTGCTGAACTTCGGCCTCGCCATCGAGGGTGACGCCAAGACCCGCAGCCCGTGGAAGACGGGCAACCTCCGGCGCAGCATCCACACCGCCGCGTTCTCGAAGGGGAAGCGCATCTACGGCGCGACGGACGACAACAATCGGCCCGTCCCCGACTACGCGGCGAACGCGAAGGGCGCGATGGCGGTCGTCGGCACGAACTGCGGATACGGCGTCTACCTCGAACTCGGCACCTTCAAGATGGCGGCGCAGCCGTATCTCGGACCGGCGCTGGCCGACAACCGGGCGAACGCAGCTGGTCTGGTGAAGGCGGGCATGACCAAGAGCGGCGTCCTGTGACCGAACTGACGATGCCGATCCCGCCCGAGCCGCTGGGCAAGCTGATCACCATGACGCAAGACATCCTCGCAGATCACGGCGTGCTGGCGGAGTTCGACTTCACCGATGCTCCGGTGCGGGGCGGCGAGAAGCACAAGGGCGACGTGCCGCCGATGATCATCGTCGACCAGAACAGCATCAGCGACTTCCCCTTCGGTGCCGGTTCCGGCAGACTGGGGGTTGCGGACTACACCTTCACGATGCGATGCTACGGACGGAAGGCGATATCAGGAGAACGCGAAGCGGGTCGGCTCGCCGGTCTCGTCCGAGCAGGCTTCCACAATCACCTTCCGGTGGTCATGGGCACGGTAGGGATCTACCGGATCAGGGTGCTGTCAGTCGGTCCGCCGCTCACAGACCCGGACGAGGAGACACCGTTCGTGCCGCTGAGCATCGGTCTCTACGCTGCCACCGTGGCGGCAGCGTCATAGACGCAGCTGGTCTAGGCTGGCGTAGTCGAAGGAGTTCAGCGTGGGCGTGACCGCAGATACCCCCGTCAACATCGTCGTCGGAGCGGGCGACGTGTACCTCGATGGGAACCTCATCGGGGCGACGATGGACAATAACGTGTTCCGGGTGACACGTGCGTACTTCGTCCCGAACCTGAACGGCGTGCCGGGGCCGCTGGTCGGGACCGACTACATCACCGACGAGACGGCCGAGATGGAGTGCACCATCCCGGAGCTGTCGGCGGACATCCTCGAGATCCTCCTTCCGAACAGTCAGGTCGCGGACAGCGGCGGCGACAAGATCGTCAGCTCGACCGGCGTCCGGCGCATCAGCACCGACAGCTACCACGACGTGGAGCTTCGGGTGCCCGGTCTCGACAACCTCGAGTTCCGGTTCCGGCTCCACAACGCGATGGTCACGGGCAACGTCGAGTTCACCGCCGCGGACGACGGCGTGCTGGCTCCGCGGATGACGTGGCAGGCGCGCTGGCCCGCTGGCACCACGGACAGCCCGTGGGAGATCCTCCGGCTCCTGAACGGCAGCTAGATCGTGGTCGAGGCTGTTCCCCCGGTGGCTCCGGCCACCGGGGGAGTGCTCCGCTCTATCCTGCCCGAGCGATCCGTCGAGGACGTGCTGGCCGGGCGGCTGCGCATGACGCTCGGCGGCACGGTGTTCGACCTCCCCGTGCTGACCATCGCGCAGGCGGACACGTGGAGGGAGAAGCTGCTCGCGGCGTTCGGCGACGTCATGAACCGGCTGGAGTCGGAGGTCAACGTCGCTGGCATCATCGCGTTCCTCGGAACGAACACTCCGACGATGCTGACGCTCATCCACGACTACGACCGCGACGCCATCCTTCCCGACGACGACTACATCCGTGGGCACGCCACCGAACCGGAGGTTCTGCGCGGGTTCGTGCTGATCCTTGCGGCGTCGTTCCCTTTCATCGCAAGCGCCATCGACATTCTGGCGACGAACCCGCAGGCTCTGGGAATGGTCCTGTCGGAGTTCAAGACGCCCGCTGGCGCGCCTACGAGTATCTCGCCTTCGCCTACGGGTGGTCCGTCAGAGAAGCCCGCGAGACGCTCACGGACGAGCAACTCACCGAGTACCTAGAGGCCGCAGCACAGCGACGGAAGGAGGATGCGCGCGTGGACTTCGAGAACATGGTCGAAGCCGTGCGCACCGGCACTATCGTCGCCCGGTCTCAGAAGGCTGCTCGCAGCTGGGACAGCCGGACGGGCCAGCATAATCGGGGCGCGGTCGGCAAGACGCTCGATCAGCAGATTCAGGCAGCTGCGATGTCCGCCGGGCGCGCGACGTACTCCGGCTCGAAGATGAGCGGCAACCGCATCCGTACGGAGCGGGCCAACTGATGTTCAACCTCGGCGATGTCATCCTCCGCGTTGTCGCTGACCTGACCGGCTTCGACAAGCAACTCCAGCAGCAGGCATCGGCCAGCGGCGACAAGGCGGGCAAGACCCTCGGCCAGCGCATCGGCGGTCAGCTGAAGACGATCAGCGGCGCGGCGGGCGGCGCGTTCCTCGTCGGGGCGACCGAGAACGCGGCGAAGTTCGAGGACCAGCTGCGCACCATCCAGACGGTCGCGCCGAACCTGAATCTCGACAAGGCGAGGGACGACATCCTCGCGCTGAGCCGGGACACGGGCAAGTCCACCGACGACCTGACGGCAGGCTTCTACGATCTGGTGTCGGCTGGCGTCAGCGTCGATGACGCGATGGGCGTCCTGCGCGACAGCGCGAAGTTCGCCACCGGGGCGCTCGGCTCGACGGGTGAGGCGGTTGACCTCGTCACGAGCGTCCTGAACGCCTACGACATGAAGGCGTCCGAGAGCGCGCACGTCACGGACGTGTTCGCGAAGGCCGTCGCCGACGGCAAGGTGACGGCCGCAGAACTCGGCCAGAGCATCGCGCAGATCGCCCCGATCGCTGCCAGCGCGGGCATCTCCATCGAGGAGGTCAGCGCCGGGTTCGCCGCGCTCACCGCGAAGGGCGTCCCGGCTGCGCAGGCCGCGACGCAGATGCGCGCTGCCATCGCCGCTCTGCTCACGCCGAACACGCAGCTGAACGACATCCAGGCGCAGACGGGCATCAACTTCCAGAAGCTGGCGAAGGCGCAGGGTCTGGCGGTCGCGCTGAACGAACTCCGCAAGGCGACGAAGGGCAACGACGACGCGTTCGCGAAGAGCCTCGGGTCGATCGAGGCGTATCAGTTCGCGCTGGCGACCACCGGCGAGAACGCGCAGGGCTTCTCCGATGAGATCATCGCCGTCACGAACGCTCAGGGGCTGGCGCAAGAGCAGTACGACATCAAGTCGAAGTCGGCCGTCGAGCAGGGCAAGCGGCTCGTCGCTCAGGTGCAGTCGTTCCTGATCACGGTCGGCACGCCGTTCATCAGCACCATCGGGCCAGCGGTGTTCGCTCTCAATCAGCTGGGCGGCGCGTTCGGCGCGAACGGCATTCTGGCGAAGGCGTTCGGCGCGACCATCGGCGTCGTCCTCACGAAGGCCGTGAGCGCTCTCGGGCCAGCCGTGTCGCTGGCATGGGAGAAGCTGCTGACGAACGCCGTGGTGCACGTCCAGCTTCCGGCGCAGCTGCTCCTGACGCGGCTCCAGAACACGGTCCTCGACGTGTTCAGCATCATCGGCAACTCCAGCGCGGGCATCTTCGTCAAGAACTTCCTCGCCAACTCCGCTCTGGGGCAGCTGGCAGTGAAGGCCGCTGGCATCATCGGGCCGATCGCCATCGCCGCGACCGTCGTGTTCGTCGGCGGGCAGATCGCGCAGGGCGTTCAGGACCAGAACGAGAAGGACCTTCAGGCGAAGCTCACGGCTGCTCTCAACGACGCGAGCGCCGGGGCCGTGGCGGACGCCCGCGACTACCTCGACAAGCTGGAGCGCGGGGCGCGGGCCAGTCACAACGACAGTTGGCTCAACATCATCCTCGGCCAGAAGCAGGCGTTCAATCAGGCGGTCGCAGGTCGGGCGAAGGACGCTGCTCAGTTCGCCGCCGATCAGGGCGAGAAGGCGGCAGCCGAAGCCGGGCGCGTCACGGCGGGCGGGTTCGCTGCCGGGCTGGTCAAGGAACTCCCGGCGCAGGCTCCCGTCGTGTCGAAGGCCGTCTCTGACATCCTCGCAAAGTCGCGGACGGAGAGCGAACGAGACGCCCGTGCCAGCGGGAAGCAGACCGCCGTGTCGCTGGCCGAAGGGATGCAGCAGGGGAAGGAGGCCGTCAGCGCGGCGTGGCACTCGTTCCTCGACATCCTGAAGAACGCGGAGACTCCCACGCACGAGCGGGCGCGCCTGCTCGGGGAACTGGCGTCCGACTCCCTGATCCACGGGCTGAAGTCGAAGGATCCGTACGTCGCGGCGCAGGCTCAGATCACGAAGAACCTCATCCTCGATCGGCTGGCCGAACTCAAGACGAACACGAAGGACATCGGCAAGAAGGGGATGGAAGAACTCCGCAAGGCGATGAAGTCGAAGGACAAGGACATCGCGGCTGCGGCGAAGGCCATCTACAACGCGGCCACCGGCACCGGGAAGGGAGTCGGTCCGGCCGACCTCCCGGCAGCTGGCAAGGGCTTCGGCGAGGGGCTGGTCAAGAACCTCGCGGCGGGGATGACGAACAACGCGAGTCAGAACGCGCTGATCGCGGCGGCGAAGAAGATCACCGGCATCGCGAAGAACTACATGCAGCTGGGCAGCCCGGCGAAGGAAGGGCCGTGGTCGGAGAAGGGCGGTCCCGAAGGCTGGGGAGCGCGGTTCAGCTACTTCCTGTCGAAGGGCATGGCGTCGGGCACGACGGGCGTGACCGCTGCGGCGTCTGGGCTGGCGTCTGCGGCCATTCCTGCACCGGCAGCCGCATCGCTCGCCTACCGGGCACCGGGGACGTTCTACGCGTCCTCAGGGATGCCTCACGGTGAGGCGATGGGCGGGCACACCGGCGACACCATCGTGAACGTCAAGGTGGACGGGCTGATGAAGGCAGATGACCCGCTGGCGCTGGCGCAGCGGCTCCAGCGGTTCGCCTCGACGGGCGTGTTCTCGCCTCAGCCCGTGGTGAAGCCCGGTGTCTAATCCGTGGGTCGTCGTCGGGCTGACCTACGACGGCGGCGAACTCCAGATGGATGACTTCAGCATCTACCTGAACATCATCACGGGCCTGAACGAGACGCCGTCGGTTCGAGGCGACGACACGATCGTGCCGGGGCGCGCCGGGCGCTCCGAGGGGAACCGCATCAACGACATCATCACGCTGGTCCTCGGCGGAGTGGTCATGGCCGATCCGACCATCACCGACACGGACGCGAGCAAGGCCAACTTCCGGAGCCGACTCCGGGTGGTGCGGGCGCTGTTCGCCCCTGACCGCGTCCGCGCCGACCTCGTCGCGACTCTGGAGGACGGCAGCGTCTGGACCATCAGCGCGCGCCCGATGAACATCGTCACCACGACCCTGATCCCCGGTGCGTATTGGGAAGGGTCCGTCGAGCTGGAAGGCTATGACGATTGGTCGATCGCCGAGGCTAGCTGATGGCGACGATCATCCAGAAGTCGTGCGGCTCTGGCGAGCGTCTGCTGGCCTCGCCGGTCACGCCCGGCAGCACGCTCGTCATCATGGACGCCTGCCGCAACGGGCACGGGATCGAACTCGGGCTGATCGCTGCCGGGTTCTCGCTGTCGCCCGAAGGCAACGACGTGAATCCCGGCTCCGGGCTGGGCGGCGCGACTGACGAGATCTCGGTCTACATCAAGACGAACGCGTCCGGCTCGGAGCCGCAGGCCACGACCGGATACATCGCGTTCGGGAACAATCACGTCCTCGGATACTACGAGCTGTCGCCGTGCGCGCTGGTAGACAGCGATGCGCACGGCGCGACGGGCATCCACGATCTGACTCTGCCAGCTGTGGACATGATCGCCGACGATCTGGCGCTGGCGATCTTCCAGTTCGAGATCGGCGACGCGGTCGGCGGGACGTACTTCACGCCGGGCACCGGGCTGACTGAGGACTGCGACACCCGCGCCTTCGACGGTCATCCGGGCGCGACGTGCGTCCATCACACCGCGTCCGGCTCAGAGTCGTTCGTCGCCAGCGTCCACGTCAGCTACGCCGACACCTTCGGAGCAGGACCCGGCAACGGCCAGATCTTCGTGTTCCGTGGTGTGCAGCCGCCTCCGGACCCCGGACCCGTGGTGGACGTCTACGACCCTGAGGGGGTCCTGCTCGCCAACCTGACCGGGGCGTTCGACGTGAAGTTCCGGCCCGAACTGAACGGGACCGGCAGCGGCGAGTTCAAGATCAACCGGCACGACCCCGACGCCACGGCTGCGGTGCTGAAGGAGGAGAACTTCGTCCGCGTCACCGTGCCGCAGATCGACGCGAATCACCCGACGTTCGGCTTCTTCCTCGAGACCGGCGACTTCACGCTGGTGGACACCGCCGAAGAAGGCGGCGAGATCATCCAGTTCGGCGGACGCGGCGGGCTGGCCTACTGGGATCGGGCCATCTGGCTCGCCGAGTCGTTCCTCGTGAACTGGTGGACGGGCGGCACCGCACCGCTCTCGACCGATCAGGGCCAGATCTCCTTCGCAGCTGGGACGTACTCCAGATACACCGTGTCCGGCGGTCACGCGAGCAGCCCGATCTCCTTCACCACCGGGGGCTTCACGGCCTTCTACGACAAGCGGATGCTCTACACCCGGACCGGTCTAGGGCCGATCACCCTCGTCCACATCCGCAGCGGCAGTCACGCCGGATGGTACGTCCACCCCTACGGGCCGGGCGTGACCGACCGCAAGAAGGTGGCGCACTACACCTTCGGGCCGAGCGTCCTGATGTCCAGTCTGTCGGCGAACAAGCGGCCCGGCGAAGTGCTCCACCAGATGTACCTCGAAGGGACAGCTGTCGATCGCCCGGCGCAGCCGATCAGCGAGATGACGGTGGACTTCGACGACACCGTTGACAGCGACGGCAACGCATG